CGTTATCCCAGGGTAAAGCTGGTCTAATTCGGCCATAAATAAATAATTGGGCCGGACTATCTTCAATTTCATTCTTTATTTCTAATCTAGTTTCAATTTCCGGAATTTTTTCTTTATCCACAAGTTCACCTCCTTATTAATCATCAGCTTCTAATCTTTTTTCTATTTCTTGATAATTTTTTGTCAAAAATCTTGCGTTTCCTATATCGCCACCGAGTGGTTCCATTCCTAATTTTTTAAGACTATCATCTATGCTGTAAGCTCCAATTCTTGTTAATACATCAAGGGCATTTGCTACATTTGTAATATCAACAGCTTTAATATTTGTAGTGTCAACTTTTAAGTAAGTATTTTTTAAATAAGCTTTTTTGCCATAAAGTTTACGATTTATTTCATCCTCAATCAATTCAGCAAGCGGATTAATGCAATAAGTTATAAAGTTATTAAAAGCATCCCCACTGTCTGCCACCTGTCCTTTAAGTATCACTGGTGGTATTTGCAAGGCAATAGCAACAAAATCAAATATGTCATCAACAAATGACCTTATAGCATTGTTATCAGCTCCGCCTTTAGTTCCAATGTTTGAGTCTAAATCTTCATAATCTAAGCCTTCGGTCAGGGGTAAGATAGCACCGTTTTCAGCTTCAAAGAATCGCTTAAACTTATCTTTAAAAACTTTCTCCAAATCTTCCTGATCTTTTAACTTCTGAGAATACTTTGATCCAATTTTTAATTTACCTCTCCTTGAATTATTTCTTTTGTAGTTTTGCTGGCTGACTGCTATTAACTTAGAATAATCTTTATTTAAGTTTTCAAGCATATTTCTGATTTTCTGATCGTGAAGTTCTAAATGAAAAACTTCTGATTCAACTCTGGAGCTTCTTAACTTTAGATCATCAATAACTATGTTGTCATAAACATATTCTTTAAAAGCAAATCTGTTAACATTGAAACTATCTGTAACATATAGATTTCCGCTTTGCTGCACTATTAAACATTCGTTATTATAAATAAGCTTGCTTATAACACTCCGCCAAAACTTAGAAGCTGATTTGTTCGGATTTGGCTCAACATTAAACAAATAATAATTATCTTTCTTAGTTTTAGATCCTTCTTCATAAGTTTGAAATTCGCTCCGAGAAACTACATTTGCAATTAAATTGATAGCTGATTGAATAGCAAGTTCTTTATAATATATGTTTTCTGCAAGCTCACCAACATAGGCATCTAAAGGCAGTGTTCCATCGTCTTTATTAAACATTCCTAAAAAACTGGTCCATAAACTCATTTTTCACCTCCTTAAAAAGCGAATATATCAAAGTCTGGTATATCGCCGCTGTATTCTTCTAATTCTCCATCTTGAGTTAAAGCGTGGACTAGTGCAAAGAAACCATCAGTCTTTCTAGTTTTAGGCTCAATCTTTTTGTAAGTTGTATTTCCTTTTTTATCTACTTCGACATAACTATTATTGATATACC